ATGAAACAGCACCCATAGAAAAAACCCTACCACCTCGGACAAGGGATGATAGGGCTTTCTGATGGCTCATCTTTCTATGCTATTGCCATCTGTCATTAGTCCACGTTATGCGTTCTAATACTTTGTCTTGTTTGTATCCATTACATCTGCGACACATAGATTGTAGGTTGCTGATGTCATGGTTAGGTGGGTCACTGGCTACCATGTGGTCGATAGTCCAGTCATTGCCCTCAAGGTCTTTGTTACATCTGACACAGATTGGTTCGAGTATGGTCTTAGCGTAGGCTCTAGCCTTAGCCCATTCTTTGCTACTATGCCAGTCAGCCATTAGACATCCATCCTGCTTGGTGCTCTGCTATGTGTGACAGTTTGATTAGATAACCCTTTGATGGGTTGGGTTCAATCTTACATTCAATAGCTTTGCCTCTGCTTTGCACTACAGCCTTAAGGTCTTCAATGGTTAGTAGTACGACCATGCGCTCTAGTACGAATGCATAGTGTGTGGCTTTAGATACGCTTAGACCTGATGGTTTCCATGATTGGGTTGCGTTGTACCAGCATTCGGTCTCTATGTATAGATTGCCTGTGTCTTTCCAACGCTTATCTCTTTTAACTTCTACTGTCTCAATGCTCAGTATGTTGGCTACTGTAGCTTCGCCTTGCTGTCCGAACTTGAGGTCAATGTCAAAGTCTGAGTTAGCCATTGTTTTTAGTCTTTATCTCTTTGCCTAAGTCATGTTGTTTCTTTAGGTAAGCGAGTCTGTTCTTTTCAGCCTCTGTCAGTTTGATACCTGCCTTAGCGTATTTCTTTGCTAGTGCTTCTGCTTTCTTCCATTCGCTCAAGATAGTTTCCTTATCTCTGTGACTAGTGATTGTGCTGTTTGTGCTTTGTTAGCCCAGAATGTGCCTGAGCCTATGTTCAGTGATTGACTAAACCATAGGTTTTGGTGTGTCTGTATGAGTTCAATGACTTCTTTGATTGCGTATGTTCTAGCGACTCTGGCTTTAGCTTCACCAAGGTCTTGTAGATAGGCTCTGGTCATTACTAGGTTTTCACCTGTAACTCTGCATTTGCATGTACTCATTACTAGACCGTTCTCTCCTACTTCACTCATTTTCGCATGCCTCTATTGCTTCCTGTTCTGTGCTGTATAAGGTCCAGCAGTTGGGTTGTGTGGATGCCCACCAACTTATGATTCCTAACATGATTGCGAATCCTGCTAGTCCGAATGCGATAAAGTATGCGCTTTCACGCTTAGTTAGGTCAGGCACCGTATCCCCCTAAGATTTTGGTTTCAATGTCTTTGTAGTGTTCTTCTGATAGTTCATCTTTGAGAACTTCTAGGACTCTGTCTAACTCTGATTTGCGCCCTAGCTTGAATGCTGTGTTGGCTATGATTGCAGCCTTTTCGGCAACTTGCTGTTGATGTGCCTTGCTCATTTCATGACTCATTAGCAAAACCTACTTCTTCCATGTTGTAACAAGTTTTCTGATGCTCTGTTATTTCTTTGTCTACAGATTCCGGGACATTTTGGTTTACTGTTTTGCCTTGCCATTCAATGCCACATCGGCATTTCGACCAATAAAATAATTCTTTACTCACTGCGCTTTTCTCCATATTCTGATTTGTCTGCCTGTTTCATTTGGTGTGGTTCCAACAATGTGAATGAGCCCTAGGTCATGTAGGAACTTTCTTTGGGTTCTGATGTGTTGGTCTGATGCTTTAGGTGCTTGATTTATGTAGACCAGATTGGTGTATGCCTGACATAACTCTGGGTCTGTCATTGGTGACAGTTCTAACAGTTTTAGTATTACGGTTCTGACATTTACTCTTTGGTCTGTTGAAATACTTGCAGCTGTTAGATGTGCTGTGGTTGGGTCGCTTAACCTTTTAGAGTTCATCTTCTGTTTCTGTATTCAATGAGAATGCTAACTAGGTAGATAACTCCGATGGCTCCGATTACTGGGTAGCCGATTGTCGGTTGTGTGTCTCTTAGGTCCAGTAGATACAGGAACCCGAACGTGGACATGATTATGCCCAAGATGCTTATTGTTTTCATTTGTGTCCTCTCATAGACGAGCCGGTGGTGGCTGTGTTTCAAGTTTATATTTGTGCGCGCGTAATAGCAAGCGTGTCCAAACACTTTGTTACTTATTTGTTACCATCCTCAAAATCGCCCTCTAAAGGGTCATAGATGGCTTGGAACCCTAGAGCAACCTGACTATCGGATAAGATAGTTGCATCGCTTCTAGGGCTATCCTGTGCCTTTTCTGAATGCTTGTGTGTTCTGCGCCAAGATTTAACCAAAGCAATAGCGTCTCTGTCATCAGTTTCAAACTCAGCACCACAAGAACACACTTCACGAATCATGGTTTTTTAGTCAGCCAGATTTCTACACCATTGTCAGATGGAGATTCGGCATAAACCTTATGCGCCTCAATACTCACTATCTGTCCATCATTAGAGATAACGCCCGAGATTTGCAGAGCATCCCCGATACCACGCAACAGCTTGTCTAAATCTGGCATGGTGTTTGGGTACTGTCTGGTCACAGACTTCGGTCTAGGCATGTAGAACTTGCAGTGAAGTGTCACTGGTCCCAGCATTGTTTGACGGTTATTTTCCATAAACGCAACTTTGGCAGCCATCACCACACTTTCACGCCAGCCCGGCAGTTTCTTAGATGATTCCCACATGACCACATGACCATTGACTACTCTGGCAGTCTTTGAGCCTTGTGGAGCTGGGTCACCGTAAACTCGAATGTACATTTTTAGAACGGTTGCTCGCTGTTAGTTGGTGTGTTCCAACCATCGTTAGCCTTAGGTGGAATTGGTACTGCAGCAGTGTCCACTCTGTAAGTCACATTGTTTAGTGAATGCTCTACTACCTGATAAGTGTTTCCATCCTTTTCGAATGAACCTGCTTTAGTGCCTAGGTCTCCAGTAAAAGTGACTACATCATCTTTGTTAATTGCAGATGGTAAATCTAGCCACATAGTCCATTGACGCTTTTTATTTATCTGTTCGCCTTTGACCGTGATAGTGAATGATTCCCAGCCAGAGACAACTCTGCCTTTGTAATCTCCATTTTCAGCGACCTTTGAAACAACGATTTGTACCTGTACTCTTGCCATGTTATCCACAGCCTCTCTCTTAATAATTTCTTTTGTTTTTATATTGTTTTTTATATTGTTTATTAAGTGACATTAGTGTCACCTATTGCTACCGTAGATGTCACCTACTGTTACCGTAGATGTCACCTATTGCTACCCTGAATGTCACGTGTGTCGAAGTTATCCACAACCTCAAACTTAGGGACATAATCGTTAAAAGGACGGTGCCAGATGTCGCCTGCGCAGTCATCCGGACATGGAACATTGACCCAGTAACGATTCGTTTTTGGACCACCATAACTCTTTCCGTTGTGACGGTCCACATCCAGTTCACCAGATTCTTCAAGAACAGCTAGTGCTCTGATTACCTGACGTTCTGAAACTCCTGCATACATTGCAAGTCTCGTGATGGATGGATACGCTCCACCACCTGTCTCCTCTTCATGCCAAGCGATACCTAAAAGAACTAGCTTAGGTGTGCCTGAATGGTGAGAATGATTTAAAACTGATGCGACACTAACAGCCGACATATTTGACCTCTCTCATTTGTGGTGTAAGTATTCTATTGGCAGAGGTGGTTCTGCTGAGACACTCCATAGAGTGTAGCCCTGCATCAGTTCCTCTCACTGGTGTAGGGCATCTCACTTTTTCAGACCTTTAGCCAATTCTTCAATTTGTGTAAGCAATTCAGGTGTTATCCCTTTAGTAGCCTTAGCACGCTTGTAGATTCCTCTTAGAGCCTCGATGTCTCCCTTTTCGAACTCTAGATGTGCTAGAGCCATAAAGTCCTCTGTGACCTTTACAGGCGCTTTTACAGGTACTTCATTTCTAGATGCAATGCGTTTAGTATCTGCTGCCAAAACTGCAACTATCGCTCGACCCCATGCTGAGGTTTCTGCATTCATTACTTCCGAGTCACGCTTGAAATTAGAAGTGCCCGGAACCGGCTCCCAAGCTGTACCATGCCCAGCCCTAGTATCATCAGGAGTCCTATAAGCAGCAGCAGTATAAACAACCCAAGACTTACCAGCAAAGTCAATAAATTGAATGGAAACTTGCTGTAAAGAACCATTAGGATATATCTCCTTAAACTTGCGTAGCCTCTCAGCTACATCGACGTAATCATCCATGTTAAAACCCATTTTGTTATCCTCTCTTGAAAACAATATATGGTGACCCTGTGCCCCTTGCACTAAGGCTTATTACTTTGTCACCCTCGAATGTGCCTGTTTTGGCTCCATCCATGAGGTGTAACACTTTAGATTTGAGCAAGGTTAAACGCTGTTCGGCGTCTTCGTATTCTTCCTTTGCTCTAACCAAACTTGGGTACAGTTCACCTAACTCGACAGAGTCATCGTGAATGTGTGGAGATAAGGCTCTAACTGTTTCGTATGTTGATTGTGAGCCATCCCATTCAGGAACTACGCCATTTTCTACACAATCTAAAAACTGGTTACCGATTAGTTCAAGTTTCAATGCATAGTCTGCGTCGTAATCTATTTCGTGTTCGACTAGTTCACCGTTAGCGACAGCGACTAATATTCCCTTAGTTAAACCTAGGACGTGCATATACCACATGACTTGGTCTTTGTAGTGTGGTGGCAGTTCATTCATTGGGTTTCTAGAGAACTTGATTTCAAGTATTCCTAAAGTGCCATCAGCCCATTCGATGATTGCGTCCGGGTTAGCTTTGAACGCTGGGTTCTTTACTGACTGCCAAGTGCCGGTATTGTGAGCAGTTAGCCATTCACTGTTTTCTTTAACCCAGAGGTCCTGAATAGGTTGCTCAAAGATTGTGCCTAGGCGCATAGCCATAGATGGTCCAGTTGAGTCTTTAGGCAGTAGCCCTAGGTATTCGTGGTATGCAGTGTATGCAGAACGCCAAGGGTTATGTCCCATAAGGGTTCCTACGAGTGAGCCTGCGACGCCTTTTCTAGCTTCGTGCCATTCCTTTGAGTCATGTTCAAAGTAGCCTAATAATTTGGCGTGCCCGAGTGATTCTATTTGGTGGTCAATAGTCATGCTTAAAGCATAGTGACTTACTTAGACTTTTTGTCTTTCGTGTCGCTTGCTACAGATTCGATGGCTTGGTTTATGGCTTTGTTGAAGTCTTCATCTGGCACGGATGCTTTGCCTGCGTAGGTGAATAGTAGTGTAGCCATTAGCCCTAGGACTGCTCCTACTGCTCCGAACGCTGCTGATTGTACAGCACTTATGCCAAATACGTTTCCTGCGCCCATAAAGGCGATACCTGTCGCTAATGCGAATGCTCCAACTCGGAGTGCTCTAGAGATTAGATGTTTCATTTATTTTCTGCCAATCTTTGGAAGCCATTGAAGAGGGTCTTCAACTGGCATAGTCGCTAAGTTTTCTGATTTGCCACACATGAGATGTAGGTGCGCTCCAGTAGATGTTCCTGAGTTTCCTACATGCCCGATGATGTCACCTTGCTTTACTGCTTGACCTGCTTTGACGATAACTTCATCTAGGTGGCAATATGCGAAGATTCTAAGTTTTTCAGCTGTGACATAAGTCCGAAGTTCGATGACATGACCTAACACCTTAGACTCATAGACTCTAACGATTGTGCCTCTGCCAATTGCTTTTAGTGGTGTTCCACGCTTGATTGAGTAATCGACCCCTCTGTGTGGACCTAGCCCTAGAGACTTGCGAAGTTCTGAATGAGTCCCAAAAGTGTCGGTAATAGTTGCTGGCGATAACGGATGGATAAGGGTAGTCATTAGAGAGCCTCTAACTCAGCCTCATGTACCTGAATAGCAGAAACGATTACATCTATGTTGGCTTGAGCCTGTGCGATTACTTCATCATTACCCAATGCCTGAGCAGACTTTAGGTTTAGTTCATTCTGATAGCCCTCAAGGTTTAGAGCTTCAATGCGCTCAGTTAGTAGTTGAGCCTTTACTTCTGGAGTTACGTTAAACATGTTTTCCTTACTGTGGGATGTTATCTAGGATAGTGGTTTCAGCACCTGCTGCACCTGCACGGACTACAAGTTTCAAAGTACCTGCGTTAGTGCCATCACGGAAATAAAGTGCTGCCCTGTTTGCTCCAGGACTGGCTGTTGTGGTTGTTTGTTTATTCATTCTTAGCTGTCCACCATCATTTAAGTTTGTTAACTGAGCAAGACCAAATTGTGTTTGAATAAATCGAACTTCCATACCACCATTGGATGCCATAGATGCCTGTACTGTTCCTGCCGAGTTTTGCCATTCCTGCAAGTTAGCAGTCTGAGATGCAGCACCACGAATAACTAATGGAATAACGGATGCACCATAAACAGAGTTGTTGATTGCCCAGCCTGTACCTGCAATAGATGCCCCTGCACGAAGTACGCCTGATGCCCCAACGAATAACAAAGTATTTCCTGCCGAGTGTTGCCATTCAGTTAGGTTTGCAGTCTGACCACCACCAGCTTGAATAACAGCAGTTGGAGAAGTGTTGCCACCTTGATAAACAGTCAATCTACCTAATGCAGTTGCTCCACCAAAAGTTCCATTACCACCAGAAGTTAGTGAACCACCTGAAGTTATCCAGGCTAATGCACCAGTTCCAGCATTGTTTTGCCATTCCTGCAAGTTCGCTGTTTGACCAGATGCTTGTCTAATTGCCAAAGGAATAGTTCCAGCGACAGAGTTAGCGATGATGTGTCCACCAACCGAGAATGTGTTAGCAGTGTTTCTCTGTGCAATGTTTGTTAAATCTATACCAACAGCCTGTGTACCTGAATCGTAGGTGATAGGAGCAGTAGCTGTAACAACACCTGTATTTCCTTGAATACCCTGTGGACCCTGTGGTCCAGTAGCACCAGTTGCTCCAGTAGGTCCTTGAGGTCCAGCAACACCGACAGCACCTTGCAAGTTGATTTCCCATAAACTGTATGTTCCAGAACCATCTTTATGTTTTAGGTCTACGACTAGCGCACCAGTAGTTTTGTTGTATGAGACAACTTCACCATGCATGTGATTGCTTAGGTCATACGCCAAGATAACTGTTTGAGCAGTTGAATAATCTAGCCCCAAGTCATTTGTTATAGCTGTGATAGTTCCAGATGCAGCAATAGTTAGAGTCGAGTTTGATGTGGTGTGATATTTGTCACCTGGTAAGCCATCTAAACCTGTTGGACCTTGAGGACCTGTTGGACCTGTCGCACCGGTAGGACCTTGAGCACCTGTAAGCCCTGTAGGACCCTGAGAACCCTGTGGACCCTGAGGACCAGTAGCACCCTGAGCACCCTGTTCACCACGCGCAAAGAACACTCTCGCATAAATAGAATCTGGAACAGTTATCTTAACTATCATCTAACAATCTCTGGAGTTACGAGGACTTGACCTCTAGCCAATGTAAGAACTTTGCTGGTTGAAGTCTGAGTCAATTCAAGAGCCCAAACATAATCAGTCTTAGTAAGTAACGCTGTCTGTGTAGGAGTTAGGCTAAAACTTACTGAGTTATCGCTAGTGTTCACGGTAGGAACAATATCTATAACTGCAGCAGTACTAGGGTTCTCTCTGACCTGTAATTTTGCTGTGTAACCTACCAAACTAAAAGCAACACCTTCAGAATCGGTAGGGTAAAAGCTACAATCACCAGCAACGCTAGGGAAAGTAGAGCCAGCAAGAATCTCAAGGTCAAACTTGCCATCAGTAACGGTGTAAGTCTCACTCACTAGCTGGAGCGTCCTCTACAACAGGAGCCTCAACTACAGGCGCAACTTCGCCCGGTGATGGGAACGGAGCCCAGTCAGTAGTCACCTTTGGAGCCAATACAGGTTCTTTAGCCATTTACTTATCCTTTACTAATTTATCGAAAGCACTTTTCAATCGAGTGTATTCCTTATGTAGATTCAAATACTTATCTCTCCACTGGTCAAGTTCATTCTTGAGTGTGGCGATTTCTTCTCTAAGTTCTTTATTGTTTTGGTACATTTCTGCTCTAAGTTTTTCCTCAAGACTTATGCTTTGGAACCTGCGATTAGTCAGATACTTGAAAACGCTGGAGAGTGTAGTTCCCCCAAGGATGCCACCAAGTAAGTAAACCCATGTTTCTGTGCTCATTAGATACCCCTCCAGAGACCGATATTCATTTCCCAGTGGTCGGCAGTAATCATGTGGTTGATTCGGCTAATCATGTATAACTCTTGCAAGGTAGTGAAACCTGTTTGAGCGAACTCAACCTGTAGTGCTGTACCTATTTCGTTTTGAGCGATTTCCGATACTTCGCCTGAGTCAAGAATCACAGGAACGCTTACAGAGGTTATTGACTTAGGGTTAGCAGCAGTCGCTACAGCTGAAGCCCACTGTGCCAATGTAGATGATGGTGAAGCCGGGTTGAAGTTTACCTCGAATCGACCAACTTGGCGTCCAAAGTTAGTTACAGATGTTGAGTTAGTTTGTGTGGTCTTGGTTTGGTTGAATGTCTCGGTGACAGCAACCACGTTAGCAATAGAATCAGAGTCATAAGCAAGTTGTATGTTATCCATGCAAACATGATTCGAAGCTGTACTGTGGACGTTAGAAACAGTTAGGTTGCTTGAGTTCCAAGTTTGCCCCTGAATGGTGTTTACATCTGCCCTAGTGTGAAAATACATGAAACCACTTCGAGACGCCCAAAGCCAGCCGAGTTCAGCATCCAAGAATTGTGCATACAGTTCACCACTTGAGATGTCTTGATAGGTGAATGCGTGCTGATAAGTGCTAGAGCCACCGGTCAAAGTTTGCTGTTGCGAATATCTAGAGTCGATGGCTGTAATGGCAGTTGCTAGCTGAGTCATAACATTTATGAAAGACCTAGTCGCTGTGCCTGTGATGTTAAAGGTGCTTATCTGAGTGTTTAGAGCGAGGCGTCCCATGTCATACGCTGTCAGAGTTATTTGTAGTTTGCCTTTGTCTAGAGATGAAGCTGAAGCCTTAGCGTTAGCGACATAGCCCATGTCTATATTTTGAATAAAACCAGCAAATAAACCTATCCAAGCCCCGTCATAATACTCAATGTTTATTCTTTGATTGCTTTGATAGGCTGGACCATTCATAAAGTCTGCAAGACTAGATTTCATCATGCGAACAGTAGCAGTACCGACAATCGGTCTAGCAAATACACCCTGCTCAACCTCTACACCACGGTCAATCTCTACTTCGAAAGTGTCAGCCTCAATGTTAGTCCACACACCAGAACTGTTCTGATACTGAACTCTCAAATCTGTTTTGATATCGAATGCCATTAGTTGCTAAACACTTTCTTACCAGACTTTTTTTCGTACTGAGTAATTGCTCTAATGATGTCTTCAGCTGATACATTGGCTTTGTTAATGTTTATTTCATAGTTGCTGGTAGTGGCTATAGCTTCTTGAGTTCCAGCCTGCATACCAGTGTTGTATAGAGAACCCCGTAGTTTTAGGTATTCGCTTAATCTGCCTGAACCTAAAAGACCCTTAGCGACAACGTTTCCTTGTGCTGGACCCATGCCCACAATTTCACTAATTACGGATTCGTCTGCTCCAGCCTTGCGAAGTTTAGCCAAGTTACCTGCAAAGCCTCGCGCAGCGTTTACAATACGTCGCATTTTGTTGATAACAACATCAACGTTAAACACGCTGTTTTCATCATCACCAAAAGTCCCAAAAGCAAGACCGATACTATCTCTAAACTTTTCTGCTGTTCCCTGTATCCTCTTGATTTGGTCCTGTAACGCTGTATTAACTGCTTTACCTGCAGCCTTAATTTTGCTGATAGTAGCACCAGTTCTAGAGGTGCCCGGAGCATCAGTAGTAATAGGTTTAGGGATTTGTTTGTTTTGTGTTTCTGCCTCATCTGGAATAAGAGATTCCACCAAGAAACCAGCCCCAACCAGCAAAGCACCAAGACCAGTGGTTATCAGAGCAGTCCTAAGAAGCTTCGTCGCAGTGGTCGCAGCAATAACGCCAGAAGTGTAAAGACCTACAATACCTGTAGCTAGCCCCCAACCTGTGCGAAGAATAGCCAATTCGATAACAGCGACTTTGATTAGGTCAATATTTTCAATAAGGAACTTAGTTCCAGCAGCAATAGCTTCACCCATCTTTACAAAGCCATCGACTAATTGCTGGACATTTTCTTGTCCCTTAGGGCTAGCCAAGTATTCACTAAAATCTTCTAGTGCTGGAAGTAACGCTATTCCTACAGTTTCCTGTATCTCAGCGAAAATAACCTCTAGACGCTTGTATGGGTCTAAGTTAGCAGCCTTTTCAGCAGCACCTTGGAAACCCTCCTCAACGCGACCGATAACATCGCCAGTAGTGTCAAGACCGGGTATCAGTCTTCTTAACTGGTTAGCGTTGCCGTTAAACGCCAAAGACAAAGCCTTAGTTACAGAACCAAGGTCTTTACCTTTTTCAGCAGATACATCTAGAGCAATGTCCAAAACTCTTTGTCCAGCAGTTAGTGAGCCAGTGGCACGGACAGCCTGAGCTAGAGCAGGTCTAAGAGCATCATCTAGAACAGCAGTTTGAAGTTGAGTTTTGGCAATGTATTGTTCTGCACCAGCAATAGCCTCAGCATTAGCACCGACAGTTTTCTGTAACGCTAGAGCCAAAAGACCTTGCGCCTTGCGGTCATCAGATGCAGCTTTAGTGGCTTTCTTTAGTTCATTAGTTAGAGTCGCAATTCCAAGACCTAAACCTAGGGCTCCAAGGGACCTGTTTACATTTGCCCCAACTTGCTTGGCAGTGCGCTCGAACTTACGGAGACTCGCATTGGCAGCGACAGCAGTCTTATCAAGTTTATTGTTACCAATAAAATTGACTACTAGATTCTGTGCCATCAGTCAGTTCCTTTATCTCTTAGCGCATCTATTACAGCCCGGTATTCTCGCAAAGTCATTTCCTTAGCTTCAGAAAGGCTTAGACCTGCGTGGACAACCATGAACGCTATTCGTTCGGCTGCAACATCAGCAACTATTCTTTTGTGTTATCACCAGCAAACAACGCATTAGCCTCAGTCATAGAAAGGTTTCCTGCCTGTTCGATAGTGAAGTTTGGGTCAATTCTTTTCTTCATTACGAAGATGATTGCTTTCATAGCCTTTCCTTTAGGCTGTCCAGCATCCATCAACTGGTCGATAGATGAACCTGTAATAAGTTCTATCTGCTCGACTTCATTTAGGGTTAGTGATTCGAAGTCAAATACATTGGTGGTCATTTAGTCGCTCCCGGTAGATTGTCGATTGTTTGTCGCATTAGACGCTCATAGTTTTCAAGTATCTCTTGCTTTGTATAGCCTAATGCCTCGCTGAAGAAAGGTTGTGGTCTAATGCCCCTGTAAGTTCCGGGTTTTAGTTTTCCTCTATGCGCACTAGATACCACTAGCCAACCCCAGTGAATTGGGTTTGCGTACGGTACGCGCTTGCCACCAGCTTGAACACTTCCACCAGACTGAATACGTCTTGGTCGCATGCTCTCTGATAGTGCACCTGTTTTGACTGGAACCAGTGACTTGGCTCTACGAATCAAGATGAGAGCACCCTGATAGCCGGGCTCAGTTAGAACTTCACGGGTTGCCCCTAGTTCTTTCATAGCCTTGACTGTCAGAGATAGATTCTCGACACCAATTCCAGTCTCCACAGAGAAACTAACTAAACAGCTGTTTTTACAGTTACACCGTAGTAAACAGGTGGAGTAGTTGCTGGAGTGTGAACAGCGTTCTTTACAGTTAGAGTCACACTGAACTTCACAATTTCACCTGAGTTTAGGCTTAGTGGTGGCAACTGGTCGAATACGACTGTGCCTGTGTAGTGTGGCTGTGTGGTGCTAGGGCTAGCGTTTCCGTTAGGTGCGATAGTGAACGCAACTTCGGTTCCAAAGTTAGACCATAGAACACGGTATAGAGATGTTGCGTCGCCAGAGGTTAGACCGTCTAGCTGCAACTTCCATTCGCCACCTACACGAACTTCACAGAAAGTCTGGACATCGCCCGGAGCGTCGTTAAGAGTTAGTTCGATTAGGTTAGCGTCACAGTTGTATTCTGTTGTACCAATCTTAAAAAGAATGTTTTGTGCTTTTATTCTGGTTGATGCTGGCATCATTTTTCCTTTGTTAGAGAGTTATAGATAAGTCGATGTTTAGGTCAGTAGCAAGATACTCAGCGTTATTAGCAGCTAACCTATAAGGCGTGTTTACAGCTTTGAGTATTACATATCCCAAAGTACTGATGGCTGAAACTGTCTGAGCAATAAGTTCATCTAGTGCTTCAGTAGCCTCTTCATTAGTTGCAGTAGAAGCAACCAAAGTGACATTGAGACCTAGACGATATTCATTACCGACGGTTTCAGCTACAAGATACGGGCTACCAGAACTGATGATAACAATAGGTGGAGTTATACGCTCTGGAACATAGTCCAAAACGTCCAGCCCTGCATTCTGTAAGTCGAGAGCAAACTCGGCTTTAGATGCTGTTATCTCATTACTCATAGACCCGGACCTGTAAAGGGTAGGAGCATTTCTCGAGCTGCATTCATTGGGTCCTTGGCAATACGAACAGTTGTACCAAGGTCAGCGAATTGAGCCACGCCATTAGGCGCAGACCTGCGATGGAACAGTTCAGAAGCGCAAGAAAGAACAGCAGAGTCTAGAACATCAGTAGGCACTCGACCTGACCCGACAAACTTCGCAACCATCTGATTAGCAGACGCTAAACATGAATCAACGAAACTAGATACTTCTTTAGTTCCAACATACGCTCTGAACTGCTCCACCGTTACAGCCATGAGTTATTAGGCTCCAGTGTTTAGCTTGACAATCGCACCCTCGAACGGAACTGCGATAGCAGCGTAACCGTAAACAGAGTAAGTGTCCTGCAACTTGGTAACATCAGTTGAGCTTAGTCTGGTTGGGTTTCCAGCTGACTCGTATGTAGTCAATGCAGCAGAGTGAGCCAAGTATGCAGTTTTAGCGTCCATTGCTGGGTCTACAACGATTGGAAGACCAAGGATAGAACCAGTTAGACCCGGAATGTTTGAGCCGCCGATAGTGTTTGAGCCATCGCCAACCTGTGAAACAACTGGACGACCAGCAGTATCAACGATTGAAACTAGGCGCTTGTAAGCAGTAACACCAGCAACGATGAACTCAGGTGAAAGACCAGTCGCGTTGTAGATGTAAGCAGCACCGTCAGCAATTCCACCCATGACAGCAGCAGCAGTTAGAGCTGAGAGGTCGAATGTCTTACCAGTCCAAGTTAGACCAGCTAGAACAGCAATGAAGTCCACATTCATTTTCTTTGCATAAGCAAGAGACATCGCTTGGAATGCTACGTCAAGGTAGTTCACAGTTGAACGCTCAATAGCCTGCTTAGAAATGTTTGTGTAGCCTCCGTAAGTCGAAACAGCAACTGAAACAGTTGAAAGAGCAACATCACCAGTAGATAGTGCTGTGTTCTCTGTGGTCTGCTTTCCAACTGCAATTGTGTTGGTGTTTACCTTAGCGTATTCAATGGTTAGACCAGATGCTGGCAAAGCCTGAATGTTGAATGCGTTAAGAGTTGGACGACCTGAGTTAATTAGGTTGTTAATGAAGCCTACGAATGCTGGGCGAAGTGCTGCGTCTGCGCTTGTGGCACGGAACAACTCGACTGCATCTTGGTCTCCTGAAACTAGAGCCTTAGCGTACTCACCCTGTGAGCGAAACTTGGTCTCAAATGCGTTTGTAGCGATTGTTGGAGTCTTTACTAGCTCAAGTTCGCGACGGATTTCAGCCACTTCATCTTGAACAGCACGGACATCCAATTCCATGTTTTCAGACATGTTAATGGTTTCCTTACTTTGGATTGAATCCGTCACCACTTCGGCAACGGTTATTTCCTCACGAACCTCGGAGACAGATGCTCCGGTGAACGCTGGAAAACTTACGAGAGATACTTCTCTCAAATCGACTAGGGTTCTGGTAACTAAGTCAGCCTCTCTGGTCTGCTCGACAGCCATGAACCCGACTGAGAACTTGTTTATAACACCATCGCGAAGCAACGTGTACGCCTCATTACCTCTAGGAGTGTCACTGATTTTGGCTCTAATCTCAAAGCCCTGTTCAGTGTCTCTTCCCTCAAGAATCTTCCCGATAGGCTCTGAATGTTGCCAAAACAATTTCACGTCTTCAACTGAACGGATAGCACCCGGAACGAACTGCTCACGGTACATGCCACCGATGTCTGCGACCTGACCATACGGTACAGCTATTCCAACTACTTCTCTAGTTTCAGCGTCAAGGCGAACCTCAAAACTTCTAGTTTCTAAATCGGTCATACTAGACCCTCTTTCTGTCGTACTTCATCAGCAGTCATAAAGCCTGCACGAATGGCAGTCTCCCACATAGCAAATCTGTTAGCCATGTCAGCCTTGAATAAACCTTCAAAGTTGAACTCAACTCTAGTGCCACGTGGTAGGCATTCACTTAGAGCATCAGAGATGGCGTCGGTGTAATTCATAATGGTGTGGCGATAAAAAGTCTGGGACTCATCGACTAGGTTGCTGTAAGTGTCGCTAGAGCCATCTACACCAGTTAGAAGAAGTCTGGCTGGAACTCCGAAAAGTCTAGCGATAGCCTGAACCTGCTGGCTCTGAACGTCAGTAAACAAAGCGTCTTTAGGATTTAGTTGTACCGTCTGCCATTCAAAGCCTTGACCTAAAACAGCAACTTTACGCTCAGACTGCTTGGCGTGCCATCTTTCAGTGATTTCGTTAGCATCTTCAGCACCAATAGGCTTATCAGTTTTTAGAATACCTGTAGGAATGCCACCAGCACTAAACCAGTTTGAAGCAAAGTTTCGAAGTTCTAAAGCAGATGCGATGTCTTTATTACATGAGTCAATCGGACCTAAGCCACGTAGATAACCAACTCGGCTAAACAGTTTTAGATGCTGAATGTCGGTTGTAGTGGTTGCGACTGGAGTATCTGCGTTTACTTGGTAGTCGTAATGCTTGACACCATTTACAAGACGAATAGTAACTGCACTAGCTGGAACCAAAGTCAGGTTATTGACCTGACCATTAGAGCCATAAGACTTTAGCCAGAACGCGTTACCATCCAAAGCCATGGAGACCACAGTCTGAAATAAGAAGTCACGCTTTGATTCCAGAAAGTTTGGTTTGTTTACTAATACAGGGTTCTCAACTGGAACCTCGATACCTGTCGCATATCTAAAAGTCTGCATAGGCATTTTAGAAATTGGTGTCGCAATGATTTGAATAGACCTATAAACAGCAGTAAGAGTTAGAGCTTCATTTACGCCAACGGACCAATCAGAACGGGTAGGCCAAACTGGAGTTGCTGAACGTGATTCAACATCTCTGCCTGTTATGCGTTGCCAAAGGGTCGCCATTACTTAGCAACCTATAACACACATACGACAAAGTCAAAACACTTGCAAACCATATTCTTGGTGTGTCGCAGAAACATAAAGAGCCATAACAGTAGACATAAGAGCGTCTACATCACCGAGAGATTCTTTGCGACTAATCAGCCAAGTTTCACCGGTGTATTTAGCGATGCCTTTAGGTGACTGTAACTGCAGTAAAGGGTCATTACGATGTTTGACTATCCCAGTTGAAAACATTGAATAAACAGTTGAACAGGCACTCGAGATTTCTTTAGTCCATAACTGCCAAACAGGCAAACCATCAGCCTTTAGCAATTTAGCAAGATTAGGCAACTGCCGGTCATCCACAGCAACTGCAGATATCGAACCTCTGGCATACAACTCTCTAATTCGATTGTAAAGAACCCTCTCAGTGGCATTAGCGTAAGTATCCACTAACTCAGTTTCATAAGTTCCGTCTTCACACTTTCTAGCTGCTGCGATAGTCGCGTACTCCCAGTTCTTTGTACGGTCCACAGATAAAACTACATTTTCCTGTTTAGTGATTCCGTCACCTGCTGCTTTAGCAAAGAGGTCAGATGCTATCCAAGACTGAGCAGTCCCGGCTACAAACTGATTTAAGCGATAGCGTCTAGCCTCATGCTCAGGGATGGAACGGATATCAGAGAGAACTGTATTCAAGTCCAATCTCCCAGCGTCAATAGATGGGTTAGCCATCTTCAATGCCAAAGGCTCATCCACCTGACTACCCTCTGGAGCCTGCCAGCAGAAGAAACCAAAACGCTCTAACTCTGGGTCGCCCTGAGCAGCAGCAGTTCCCATCTTGTATAAATCTATTAGTGTTTCACTAGACTGGTCTCCAGCAGTAGTAATACCAATAACCATTCCATCTTTACGCTGTGCAGTACCAAGAACTGCAGCAGTCCACATACCTTTTTTCGCTAGGTGCAATTCATCGAACAGACATAATGAAATACTGATTCCCTGTAGAGCCGATTCCTTGGCAGCCTTGACATCGTATCTACCAGAACCATCAGCAGTAAGAATACCTCTCTGCTCAGTTGCTTTCTTAAATCTTTTAGCAAGGAACTCATTTTGCTGAATGGTAAACAACACTCTCGAATAGATAATTCGTGCTTGGTCAGTGGATGATGCTAGAGAGATAACCTGAGCACCTTGATTGTGTAGTAAAAGCCCATAGATTCCAAGGATGGCTCCAAGTAAAGATTTTCCGTTTTGGCGACCAAGGCTGATTACGCACTGCCTCCACCTCAGCTGATTCGGGTACTGTGGATGGTCTGATGGGTAACGCTCCAAGACATGTCTCAATAGCCACTTCTGCCATTCGTCAAGTTGCAAACCCTCAGGTTGCTCAGGCGACTTCCAAGCCAGATTCACTAACTCGATAAGTTTGTCTCCATCAGTAGGAAAGTTCTTGCTCAGTGGCTTCGTGTAGATTGCCGGGTATCGCAGATTGCGTTGGAGTGATTTGCTCATCGTTTAAGAATTGCCTCAAGAGGGTCATTTACGCCTTGGTCTCCAAGTGAGCGTTTCAACTCAAGGTAAGTCTTGCGAAGTTCAGCAGCAGTTGAAGTGTTTGCCTTAGTGTCAAAGTCTTCAGCTAGTGCCAGACAGATTAAGGCTAAAATCTTCTGGTCCAGTCCTAGTTCTAAACCTTGCAACCATTTATCTAATGCATCTCTAACCATTCATAACTCTCTCTCTGAATAATTTGCCTATTGTGTAACAATCTAGCG